GCAGCCGTTTGAACGCCTCATGCGTGCTTTCCCGAAAAAAGAACTGCCTAACAATCAAGTTGGCGGCATAGAAATAGACCTCGGACAGCAAGCAATGGATCGCCAACTCGCAGCTCAAAGCATCATGGCAGGCGATGATTGGCACAACAACATCATCAGACTTGTCGCCTCGTATGTATCAAAAGGGCTGTCAGATGAGGAAATACACGCCATCACAGACAGCTTCACAATGTCAGGCTATTCAGTAGACGACACAAGACAAGAAGTGCAGCAAGCAATAGACGGCGCAAGGGAAAAAGGATGGACGCCACCGCCCGATCCAGTCAAAGAACGCATGCAGCAGCAAAACCAAGCTCTAAATATAGCCTTAGAGCCGTCAGAAAGCCCCACAGAGGACGCAACAGAGCAAAACTGGCCTACGCCCTATGAAATGTTTGATGCGCTCACGCTGCCGCGTAGGGAGTGGGTGTATGGATACGACTACATCAAGAAGTACATCAGCGTGACAGCCTCGGCAGGCGGCATAGGTAAAACGTCCTTGATTAATGTGGAAGCACTGGCAATCGCGACAGGCAAGCCGCTCCTCGGCGTGGCAGTCAAAGAACAGACAAACGTCTGGGTCATCAACCTAGAAGACCCAATATCCGAAATGCAGATGCGCACAATCGCAGCAATGCAGCATTACAACATCAAGCCAGAAGAAATCAAAGGCAAGCTATTCATGGACGGCGAGGACACCATGCAGATCACGCTCGCAGCAGAAGGCAGGGACGGCCTCATCACAAACGACGACATGCTGGCAGCCATGATCCGCGTCATCAAACAAAACAAAATCGGTGTCGTCATCCTCGATCCGTTTGTTTCAGCCCACTTGGTCAACGAAAACAACAACGGATCAGTCCAGGCAGTCGTGGCAATGCTACGCAAACTCGCAAGAGACACAAACAGCTCAGTCCAGCTCGTGCATCACATCAGAAAAGGCAACGGCGATGACGCGACGATTGACAGTGTCAGAGGCGCAGGCAGCCTAATCGGAGCAGCACGAGCAGCACGCGTCATCAACAGAATAACACCAGACGATGCAGTCTCTCTTGGCGTAGACGAACATGAAAGTCTGGGCATATTCAGAGTTGATGACGGAAAAGCAAACCTAGCACCGCCATCAGACAAGGCAACTTACAGGCGCATGCAGTCAGTAGAGATCGCAAACGGTGAACACATCGGGGTTGCCACGGAGTTTAAGCTGCCCGATCTCTTTGACGGCGTGACAGCCAAGAACCTCTACAATGTGCAACGCACAATCGGCAAGGCAGAGGAAGCAGACAATGCATACCGAGCAAACGCGCAGGCAGACAACTGGGTTGGTAAGGCCGTCGCGGTAGAGCTAGACCTTGATCTGGGCAAGCCAAACCATGTGGCGAAGACGAAAGCAATTATCAAGCAGTGGATCAGCTCTGGCAGCCTGCAAGTTGTCAAGCTGCCAAACAAAAGAAAAGGCGGCGATGCACCGTGTGTGATTGTCGGTGAATGGGTGAACCATGACGAAGTCTAATCATTACAAGCTGCCAGAAGGCAACACGCTCATTAGTTTCAGCGGTGGCAGAACGTCAGGCTACATGCTGCACCAAATACTAGAAGCAAACGGCGGTCTGCCAGATAACGCAAAGGTCACATTCGCAAACACTGGCAGGGAAATGCCAGAAACGCTCGATTTTGTGCAAGAATGCGCAGACAGATGGAATGTGCCGATCACTTGGTTGGAATACATAAAGGCAAAGCCAAAATTTAAGACAGTTAGCCATAATTCAGCAGCCAGAAACGGTGAGCCGTTTGAGGAATGCATAAACAGCGTCACAAAGAACAGATATTTGCCAAACCAAGCGCAACGCTTCTGCACGCAGCAGATGAAGGTGCTGACGATTAAACGCTACCTCGTCAGTCAAGGCTGGAAGCACTGGACAAACACTGTCGGCATCCGAGCAGACGAAGCTCGCAGAGTAAAGCCATCAAAGGACAACAGATGGACAAACTGGTTTCCACTGAACGATGCGCAAGTGTCCGTGCAAGACGTAAACAAGTTTTGGCAGTCGCAGCAGTTTGATCTGCGCGTAATGAAAGGCGGCGGGAACTGTGATGGATGCTTTCTAAAGTCCGAAGCAACACTGGCAGCCATGTGGCGTGAGCAGCCAAGCAGAATGCAATGGTGGGCAGACATGGAAGCCAAGACAGGTGGGCAGTTTCATAAGACCAGAAATTATGAGCAGCTCGGCAGCTTTGTCAGCCGCCAAGGCGACTGGATATTTGATGACGAGGCATTCCTTTGCCAGGCAGATGATGGGGAGTGTACAGGGTGAGAAAACTTGCTAGCCACACTTCCACACCTTGTTTTTCCGAAGTGTGGGTAAGGTGTGGAAGTGTGGAAGAAAAGCCACAAAATACCCTTCCACACCACCTGCATATATATATGCAAGGTGTGGTGGGGTGGTGGTTTAGGTTGAAGTGGGGTGTGGAACAAGGTGTGGTAAATCGGAGGGTAAACAGATGAAGCAGACCAAAAGACAAAAGAAGTCGGATCGCATATTGCATGGCAGTCAGAATAGAGATGCCATCATGTGCGACTACGCATTGGCTCCAGTTGACAGGCTGGCAATCCAGATGGACGAGAAGTGGGGGATTGATGTGCTGCCAGAGTTGGTCAGTGTCTCGATGTCGCAAAAGTATGGCAGTGCGGTGGCTAAGATGAATGCGGCAGTCGAGGCAGGCGATGTAGAGGAATGTAAGGTTCGCTGTGAAGTCGTGATAAGAGGCATGCAAGCGATGGATGCTGAGGCTGAGCGTATGGGGGCGCAGAGAGCGTCTACGGATGTCTGGGAAGTTGAGATAAACGGCAAGCTGTTCGGCGTTATGAAGGATGGTAGATCGTGGCGCACGATAAAGAAGCAGCGGCCTGAGTTGGAGCTGCTGACGCTGCGTGAGGTCGGTCTTGCTTACTCTTGGTTCCGTGACAACTGGGCAGGTGAATTAGAGAAGGCAGCGAAGCAATCATTCCCAGGCGCAGAGTTAATCGACATCAAAGGGAAACTGTTTGACGATCCTATTCCCTTCTGAAATAGTGACGGTACTTGAACGTGCAGAGCTTTACCCATTTCCTTCTGCACTTTCTGCCTCACTAAACTGGCTCGGCCTTGCGCACAGCCTTTTTTGTTTGTAACCTATCAGCATGAATACTTTTGTCGTAGAATACGATCCAGACATGGATGAGGATGAGATTGATGCAGAGGTTGCAGAAGTGCTGTGGCTCATCAATGAACGTATCCTTGGCGGTAGTTGCAAGAAGGTTATGGCGGTAGCTCTTAGCTTTGCGATGAAAGAATACCTAGAGAACAGCGAAGCATTCGGCATACATCATTAGCGCGTTGGAACACACAGCGACGGCAAGGCGCGGACGCACGCGCGGATAACTGAACGCTCGTTCAATTACAAGGTTGGGCATACTATATGTTGTGTCATTGCAGTATTTGCATAGCTCAAACAGCCAAGGCTTTGCGCAAAGCCCTTATTTATATATCACATGCTATTATTAGAATTTAACATAATGGACATTATCGGAGTGACCTATGCATTTTCTGCAACTCACGCAGCCAGACCCCCCCCAACGCCGCGAGAAGAGGGGGGCATGTGTGTGTAGAAAAACGCAGACACCTGTGCTACCATCAGGCCAGGACTGCCACGCAACCTCAACTGCGCGACAACTCGTCTCTCCCTACGCTATGTCGGCGCCGTGGCAGTCCCCCCCATCCCCCTATTGCCAGAACTGCTAGCATCGTCTAAAATTTTAAAAATTGTGAAAGCGAGGCGATATGGCGGGAAAGCAGTTAAAAAAGACAATACTTGCAGACGTTGCCAAGAAGGGCGGCGCGGAATATGTGAGTGAGATGGCGTCGAGCATGACACTGAAGGCTTGGGCAGCTCAGGAGTGGAGTTGCAGCCGCAACTACCTGAGCGAGACGATCCGCAGTGTTCCTGAGTATGCTCGTGCATTGGAGGGTGCGCAGTCGGTTTTGGCGGATGCCATGATGGAGGAGAATGTTGAGATTGCCGACAGCATTCCAGAGACTGCATCGAGTACGCAGATTGCGAAGGTTCGTGAGCAGATGCAGGCACGAAAGATGTTGGCTGCTGGGCTGAATAGGGATCGGTACGGCTCTGGCCCTCGTGCTGAGATTACGTTGAACTTGGGCGATTTGCATTTGGATGCGCTTAGGAAGATCAGCTCAGACCGCCAGGCATTGATGGCAGAGGATCGTGAGCGTGAGATGAGGGTGATTGAGCATGACGACTGACGCCAATCCTTTTGAGGAGTTTACGTTACAGTATATGGATGACCCTGTGCTGTTTGTTAAGGAAGTGCTTGGCGCTGATCCGTTGCCGTATCAGGCAGAGTTTTTGGAAGCGATTGCGTCTAATGAGCGGAAGATCAGCATTCGGTCTGGTCATGGTACTGGAAAGTCAACGAGCGCGAGTTGGGCGATGCTGTGGTTTTTGCTGATGCGGTTTCCTAATAAGGTGGTTGTTACTGCCCCAACGTCTGGGCAGTTGTTTGACGCATTGTTTGCGGAGCTGAAGCGGTGGATTGGTGAGCTGCCGAAGCCTGTGCAGGATTTGCTGACAGTTAAGAGCGATCGAGTTGAGCTGACGGCTGCGCCGTCTGAGATGTTTATTTCGGCGCGTACGAGTAGAGCAGAAACTCCAGAAGCCTTGGCGGGTGTTCACAGTGACAATGTTTTGCTCGTAGTGGACGAAGCCTCTGGTGTGCCTGAGAAGGTGTTTGAGGCGGCTGCTGGTAGCATGTCGGGCCACAGCGCCACGACGGTTCTTTTGAGTAACCCTACGCGATCGACTGGTACGTTTTATGAGAGCCAAAATAGGATGTCTGGCAGTTGGTGGACGCGGCGATGGAGCTGCGTTGACAGTCCACTCGTAAGCGATGAGTTCGTTGACGAGATGCGTGAGCGGTATG